GGCGGGAGTGTTGGAATTCCCTGCCACAAGACTGCGGACAATACAGTCGCTGTCCTTTGCCAGTTCTGTGAGCACATCGACGGGTGTGTTGGGATTCCCTGCCGCATAACTGCGGACATGCCAGTCGCTATCCTTTGCCAACTCCATGAGCACATCGACGGGTGTGTTGGGGTTCCCTGCCGCATTACTGCGGACAACACAGTCACTATCCTTTGCCAGTTCTGTGAGCACATCGGCGGGTGTGTTGGGATTCCCTGCCGCATTCATGCGGACATCACAGCCGCTATCCTTTGCCAGTTCTGTGAGCACATCGGCGGGCGTGTTGGGATTCCCTGCCGCATTCATGCGGACATTACAGCCGCTATTTAAGATCTCATTTTTGTCCATTGTATTTCTTATTTAATTGTTTGACTTTATTTCTCATCAATCTTGCCAGCTCTTTATGCCGGTAGTCGTCGGACTTTTCCAACGCTTTTGCCGATCTTTCCAGCAGGCTGACGATTGACTGTATTTCATAGTCTTTCATGAATTGATTATTTCATTGACTAATTCATCGGCTTCGTATATCCTTTCGGCTATCTTCTTGAAGATGTTATCATCTGGATATATCCGTCTGATAAACATGGAGGGCTTCTCGAACGGGTTATATACGATGAAATCGCACCAATCGGCTTCAACGCACATGAGTTCGGACATGATTTGGTAATAGTACTTAGGCTCCGTGGACAGGAGGGTATCGTTGTCCTTTATCTTGTGGAAGTATTTGGCGTATGTGGCCGTTCCCACGCTTTTTATCTCGATTACCCCTTTCTCCCGCTTATTCTCATCGTAATAATATCCGTCGGGGCTGGCTGCGAAATGGGCAATGGTGGGGTGTTTGCATAGTCCTACCTCGACGACACGGCGGCCTGTTTTAAGTTCGTATATGCGCCGGGCATCGGGCTCGTTCTCCGTTCCCCATCGCATTTGCTTGGTCGATATGTCTGTCTGGGTGATATAGTCGGAGAAAAATCCATCGTCGTTTATCATAGCCGGGTTGAGCATGCGCTCTCCCGCTACTTGGTAAATATAGTTCATGGCGCATTCTCCGACCCCGTTGCCGCTTCTGTTCGTTTTCATCAGGTCGCCTATGCGGCTGCCCGTGAAACAACCGAGGCGTTTCCTGTACCATTCAAGAGTCCTTTGCGCTTCCATCGTCGAACAGTGTCTGTTTAGTTCCTTCCTGATTGATTCCCTCTTTGACACCGGCTGCTTCTCCGGCTATATCTTTGAATTTGCTGCTTTTCGTGCCTCGGTATGGCTTCATAATCTCATCTACCGTCGTATCTCCATCTTTGAGGGATTGATGAATACCGGAAAGAAGGGCAATCTCATTGCTTCGTATCTGGGTGATAGTCTGCTTGCCGCACAATTTTATAATCTCCTCCTCGGTGATGTTGTACTCGTTCTTGAAAAATTCAATCCATTCTGCTTTTGCTTTTTTGAGTTTGTCTTCGTTTGACAGGTCGCCTGTTATAAAATTCTGCGCTGACCGATAGACTTTATCCGTTATGCTCTTGGGTATGACCGAAAAAACAGCATTGCGGTAGGCTATTGCGTTGGCCGCATTGCCGGTTACGGTTATCATGTCGTCGGAATACCGTTTGCCGTACTTGTCGATTATGGACCGTCGAACCTCGAATGCGCTTGCCACATTCGTTTCCAAATCCCACGCCGTACCCCGGCTTATAATTTGACGATCGGTAATTTGTACGACTTTGGCCTCTGTACGCATGTTCCCCCAATTCGATACGATTATCTTGGCAAGATGGACAGAAGGGCCGGTAATGGGTTTATTTCCCCGTGGAAGGGCATAACCGCAGGATTGAGCCGTCTCCTTGTCCATTGTCGCCATGACGATGGAGTTATCTATACTCCGCCTAATGTCTCTCGGATATTGCTTGGCCGTGGCTACTTGCGAATCCACATTTGCCCGTTCGAGGGCGTCTATTTGCATGACTTGTGGCTGTGCTTGAACCTGTAATACTTCGTACTCTGACATATTTTTTTGTTTAAAGGGTTATGTTTCTTTTTATACACCGCATATCCTCACGGACGGGCGGTGAATATGCTTGATTTATATGGAATTATAGCTACTTATTTAATTCATGATTTTTAAAAGTTCATCTCTGGTAATACAGTTACGTGTGCCGATTTTTTCCGGTTTGGCGTTAATTGCATTCAAACGCTTCAACAATTCTTTGTAAGTGCACCCTAATAATTCTGTTGCCTTTCTAACCGGTACATAATCAGGCAAGAATATATCTCCATAGCCTTTCTTTATACCGGATATTGCATGGTTAATTACATCTTCCAATTTTCCGAGCAACATATTGTTTTCATCTCTCACTACCTTGATGATTGTATCTTCTATTCCCATATCCATTAATCTTTTAATCGTTTTTCCACTCTCATTGACGCTCTTACTCTCGCATTCCTCAACCTGCACATATCGCCAGTGTCTCCGAATACCTGCACAACGACGAACAACAAGCTGAATAGTATAGAAACCCCGAATTGTCGTATCTTTTTCAAATCGAAAGCCTTTCCCAAGTACCGGCAAATGACATACAGAGTCAATTCACTGCTGGTCGATATACCTAATTTGAGGTATATGCTTTTCTTCTGCGTCTTGGTCGTCCATACAGACTTCCCCAGATTTTCTGCGACCTCTTTGTCTTGAAGCCCCTTTGCGTACTCCTTAGCGACTGCCCATTCTCCGGCAGTCAATATCAGCTCTTTCTCCATACCAATGTCCTCCATTCAGGCATTCCATCGTTCTCCACAGATACTTTACCAACTCCATACTCATGAGAGTTTCCCAGTTGTTTCATGTAAGACTTCAACCGGCGATAAGCACTACATGTCTTAATATCGTCATAGAAAGCATCTCCAACCTCCATACGAATCATGTACTTACACTTTCCACGTACTCCTTTCGGCTTGGGTATTATCCGCTTTACATCGGCTATGCACCTGAATCCTACTTGTATTTTCATCGTTTCCATATTCTTGTTTTTTATATAATAAAAGGAGCCGACCCTATTGTTTTTTTAGGCTCTGGCTCCCTCCTCGTAACATTCCCGTGTTAGTTCGTTTTCTCGTCCTGCACACCCGACAGGGCAAATGTCGATAATGCAAAGAAAGCCATGCTTATAATGAGCTGTCCGATACTGGCATTGATGAATGCTGCTATTACCCCGAAAAAAGAGGCGAACATGAGCAGCAGGCAGATGGCTATAAATAATCTGTACATATTCTTGTTTTATTCAAATTCAAAACTGTCATTAAACTTGCACATTTCTATTCCGTCCTCGTCGTACACTTCGACCTCGTATTTCACTTCGATGGATCCGTCTACATAATCGGGTGTGAAATAGTCGCCGTATGTAACCGTCGTACCATCGTATGCATCGTATATTACGTGTACGGGTAATATCTCATCGTCAACCTCTACGTCCAAATCGAGGTCTCCATACATCGATTTGTCCTCTCCTATCCGCTCGCTCACCACATATTCGAGTTGCTTCTCTACTTCTCGGCGAATCTTGTTGATTGTATAGTCGCTTATCGACAGGCTAACCATTTCATATTGCTCCGTTGTCATAGCTTATATTAGGTATTGGTTATGTTTGTTATTTTCTATACTTTTGTATCATTGTTGTGGCACAAAGATACAATCAAAAATGATTATATCAAACAAATATGATTGATATAATAGTTAATAACTATAATTTGATTATGACACTAAGAGAACTATTAAAAGAAAAAGGAATACCCCACAAAGTTGTGTCTGATGCACTTGGAATACACCCCAATAATATACCACGTTATGACGACTTAATGAAACGTAGTGTAGAGGAAGTTCTTGCCATATCTAAGGCCACCAATATAGAAGTATCAGAATTGATTGGTATTTCATTACCTAAAACCCCAGAGAATGCAGCCCCGATAACACAGGAACGCTTGTTTTCTGTCATCGAAAGCCAACAAAGGACAATCGAAAACCTTTCAAAAAAATAGTTTTCTATATTATATGAGAATAAAAGAGATTATTAAAGAAAAAGGATATACACAAGCACAATTTGCAGAAAAACTCGGTATATCTCTTTCTGCATTAAATCAGCAAATGACTGGTAAACCCTCACTATCAACCCTTGAAAAGATAGCCGAAGCTCTTGGTGTAGAAATATGGGAGTTGTTTATTTCCCCAAAAGAATTTCCCACACAAGGTCTTAAATGCCCTCATTGTGGAAAGCCTATAAAAATCAATATCGAATAGTTCCCCTGCAACAGATGTCTGTTTTACAACCCGAATCCGACGGGCAGGGGAATATAGTATAATGGAAAGCTGTCTGAACTACTTTTGACAAAATTTGCCAATCCCTTTCTCTCTCCATTTTTTGTTCGTTTCTATTTTATTGAACTTGGTGAAGCGTGCCCGGTTGCCGAATTACCGGATATTACTTACACGTCACGACTTCGTTACTTCACCCCGACCGATCGCAAGTCTCGGCGTTCCCGCTATTGCGACTCTCGGTGTTCTTCACGTACGCCAACATGTCAATGAGCTTTTTTGTGGGGAGGCGGGAATCGAACCCTTGCTCGCTCCGAAGAACCGATACCCAACATACTGGTTCTTTTATTCGGTTGCTCTACCGTTGAGCTACTCCCCTATTTTCGTTAAACTTTATTCATGTACTTGATAAGAGCATTTTTAGAGTATCGCAATGATCCATTTATTTTTACACATGGTATTACTTTACGTTTCTTGTATAGAGTAGATTTCGATAATCTCATGAAGTCGGCAGCTTCATCGACAGTGAGAAATTCGTCTGTATCCTCGATAACAAGATTCTCCGCTACCGTTCTCAGTTCCTTTCTTACGAGTTTATACAACTCCTCGGCTATCATTTTTGCGTCAGTCCGATTCATGCTTTTATCTTTTTCGTTTTTCTCTCGGCTGGTTTATCCTACCATCTTGTGTGAGACGATTCCGCCCTTTTTGAGAGCAAGCTCCCTTATTCGTTCTGGTTGCTCTCCGTCCGTGCGAAAGTTTATCGCCCCGTAGACAGTGCGGTCTGTACAACCTACCTCGGCGGCTATCTCCTTAATAATCTTTGATGGGATACTGATGTATTTTACTTTTCTCATTGCTTTTTTACATTTAATCGTTTATATTTGCACATTATGTTTTTTGTTTCAATCTTGAAATATGTTCGTTTCAATGATTACGAGTACAAATATGGTGGTTTATTTTCAACTAACAAAATAAATGATTGAAAATATTCAACTAAATAACAATCATTAACTTTTAAAATATGAGTATCAAAGAAAGAATATCACAATATCTTAAATATAAAGGTATAAGTGATTATAGGTTTGAAAAAGATCTAGGATTATCCAAAGGCTATTGGAATAAAGCCAAGAATCCCTCCTATGAAATTTTAATCAGAATATGCGGTATATATACCGACATTTCCCCAGAATGGCTTTTAACAGGCGAAGGCGAGATGTTAAGGCCTGCGACTATATCAACGAGGGATAACCTGAATATATCTGGCGGAAATAAAGGTAATATACGTCAAGGAGATGTTAATAATAACATCTCTATATCATTGCCGGAAAAAGGTACTCAAAAAATTATTGACCCTGACGGAACAGTCACAATAGAGAATACTAGTTCAGGCGTCCAAAATAACCTGAACGAGATAGACATGCTTAATCAAAGGATACAATACCTCGAAAGAATCGTTAGTGGACATGAGGCTACAATAAAGTCTCTTGAAACAACAATAAAATCCAAAGATGATTTAATATGTATTTTGAGTGGCTCATTAGATAAACAAGATTAGATGGTTAACAATCGCAATATACTAAACAATTTCTTAATATAAGAAAAACTAATATAATAGTAAAGTCATGAAAGAATTAATTAAGAAAATACTTAGTGAGAGCCATCAAAATATATATTTTATTATTTGAACAATGATAAACACAATGAGCTTCCTAAGTACTCAAAACAATGGATTAGGAGAATTTATACTATTTATATTAGGAATAATTCTTTTAATTTACATTATTGGCGCTTGCATTAATTACCCAAAAGTGGAAAAAAAACTTACTAATCTAAATATGAAGATTAAAGAGAAAACTTTTGAATGGGAGTTAAAGGAAGAACATTTGAACCATGTAATAAAACAATATCAAAATAAATGTGATACATTAAATAATATATTATCAAGCAAATATCCATTTTACTGTGTGGCAGAACTATATTCTGACGTACAATTATCTGTTTTTGACGAAGCAGCAAATTATTTACAAAACAAGTCGCATCCAGCATATAAATCGGCCGATGAGATAAAAAAAGAATTGAAATCAAAGAGTAGAGAGTATTTGGTTCAATATAAAGAAATGTCTTACAAATATCAGTTTTTATTAAACACATTTCCAGAATTAAAACAATATATAGATGATTATGAAGCGTTAAAAAGTTTAGAATTTTACAATGAATATGAAGAATTTAAAGAATATCGAGATAGAGTTATTGACTTTTTAGATAAAGATGAGTATTCCAAATTAGATGAAATCAGCCGGAATCAATTGGCATTAGACAGATGGGAAAAGAAAAATAAATCAAATTGGACTATTGGAGTTCAATACGAAATGTATATAGATTACCTTTTAAGGAAAGAAGGCGTGATAACAGACCATTTTGGCAGGAAAGGATTAAATGATCTAGGTCGTGACATTATAGGGTATTATACAAACGAAAATGGAGAGGAAGAAATCTATATCATACAATGCAAAAACTGGTCTGCAAACAAAGAAATTCATGAGAATGTTGTATGTCAATTATTTGGTACAGCTATGGAATATGAAATAACACAAAAAGATAAGCGATTTACGAGAGTTATTCCAGTATTATATACAACTACAAAACTTTCTGACACAGCAATGAAATTTGCAGAAAGATTAAACGTATATGTTTCAATAATCCCTATGGGTAAATATCCAATGATAAAATGTAATATAAACAGTGGCAATAAAATATATCATCTCCCATTTGACCAACAATATTATACTACAAAAATAAGTAATGAAGGAGAATTTTATGCGTGGACAGTAAAAGAAGCAGAAGAAAAGGGATTTAGAAGAGCCCATAGATACAAGGGAAATAAAAATAATTAAATACTTAACTAATATATGATGAGAAATATAATTCTATTAAGTGTCTTACTCTGTTCCTCATTCAATATGATATTGGGACAAGAGATTTGGGACAAAGAGACCTCTACCTATGTGAATCACGATGTGGGGTTTCATTGGAATTTGATAAGAGGGGTTGATTGGATTAAAATCCCGACTAATAATGAAAATACGGTTTTCAAAGCGACATCGGATGTGGGGATAACAGTCTTTGTATCTACAAGAAATTTGGGTGTAGATAGTGGAGAACATGATGCGTGTGACTTTATAGAAGAGCTCAAACAAGAGTATGGAACGATGTTAAGAAAGAGAGACGCTTTTTTGGGGTCGAAATCGGAAATTAAATATATTGTATGTAGTAACTTTTCAGGAAGAGACGCAATAAAAATTGTTATCAAATGCTCATTATCTGATGATATTCATAACGAATCTTATTATGAAATAAGCTATAATTTTTTAAAGGGAGAAATATTGTTTGGGGTAGTTGCTCAAATAATGGAAGAAGCATATTATTACTTGGACGAGAGTGATATAAAATCTATTTTTTATGGATTTGGGTTGAATGCAAAATAAAGAGATGACATGGGAAGATTGAATTTAGCGACCGTGATTATTTTGATATGCGCCATAGTAAGAAATGTGATGGGAATAATAACGGCAGCTATGAAATATCAAATTGATAAAACTTTATATAATTTGCCTGAAAATTATACTGGACTACTTGTATGCGACATTGGAGTAGCTGTTGTTTTTGTCCTATGTTTCATATTGATCCTACGGTTAAATAAATGGGGCTATTATACTTTTATAGCGACCAATATAGTGTATATGATATTAGTTGCCATTATTGGTGGAGACACGGTTAAATGTACATTATTGGGTATATTGTACATGATAGGAATGTCGTTGTTAATGCTTTTGAAAAAGAACGGTATCAATGGCTTTGTCTCTTTGGGAATAAAGGAGATGCCAGTTTCTTTGAAAGACGAGAATGAGGATTTCGAAGAGGACGATACATTTATATCGGAAGGAAAATCGAAAGAGAACATGGTTAATGAAAATTCTTGCCCCTACAATAAAGAGGTTGGAGAATTGGATAACGAGAAAAAGACAGACGATGAAAGGTTTGACAAAGAAGCTATTAGTTTCAATAATGTTCTTGGTTTGATAGTGAAACATAAAGATTTTACACTTATACTGTTACTTATTATTATACTTATTACTTTATATTATTTTTCAATCAAATAAATATATTATGGAGGCATTTATTTTATCTTGGGCATTCCCCGTCCTCATATTAATAATAATATCCTGTATTACTTTCTTATTAGTAAAAAAATACATGGATAAAAAAATAGCAAACATTGTATTTGCTATTTCTTTATTTCTTAGCGTTGCAATAGGGCTTTATATTCAAAACAATAGGTTTGTAGTCGAAAATTACAAATATGTTGTTTTTACAGTATATGATAAACTTACAGGAAAAACACACTCAACATACGATAACAATCATTGACATGAAAACAAGTATCATCACTAATCTTGTTATTTGCATTGTGTTATTTTCTACATAATATTAGCATTACGTAACACAGCAAAAGTATATACAACTGTGATACAATGTAAATAAATAAATGTATAAACATTTAAATAACAGGAATTTACAATTTATCGGTTAATCCTTCCCGGACAACAAAAAGTAAGGGGTTAGCAAAATGCTAATCCCTATTTTTATATCTATTAATCAAGCACTTATGTTATAACATACGGTCTTTGAGGCCTAATATATATAAATGGTAACCCTCATTTACTAATTTTTCGTTATTCTTATCAAATCAGAATTTAATCTAAAACTTTATCTATGACTGGTTTTATTAAAGATTCCATCACATCATATCCTTGTGAATTAGGATGCACTCCATCATTCGTGTATTTAGATAACTGATCTCCATTGGAAATACAAACCATATTAGAATAATAATCTACAAAAGGTATCTGCCTATCTTTCGCATATGTAGCCAAGCGCTTATTTAACGCTGTTATTTTTTGAGTGGCATCTTTGATAGACGGATTCCAGCTAAAACTCGAACTAGGTAAAGTCGTAGTAAGAATTACTTTTATCCCATTAGCTCGAGCCAATTCTACCATAGAAATAATATTCCCAAAAGAATAGTCTTCGTTGTAGGCCCCTGCATTCTCGGCAATATCATTAGTTGCAGCATTAATAACGACAACTTCCGGTAAAAGATTTATTACATCTTCACGGAAACGTAACAACATTTGATAAGATGTTTGTCCTCCTATGCCTCGACCCACATATCCATTCTGTTTAAAAAAGTCAGGATGTTGATTCACCCAGCCTTCCGTTATAGAATTTCCTATAAATACCACTCGTTTAGGAACAATAACAGTTACTTTCAAAAGCTTATTTTGCTCTGCATAATGCTTAAAATTAGCCCAATTTTGAGCGTTATCTTGTGAGAATGAATAAAATTCTACCATACAGAATAGAATACTTACCCCAAAAAGCAATATCTTCTTCATCATTTTCAA